TGACAGAATTAACGAAGATATCCGATTTTACCTACCTGCGGACCCGTATTATTATCAGGTAGATAATTTGCCCTTAGAGGATTTGGTAACGAATGACCGCCGTCTGCAGGAGCAAATAGACGCACTTAGCTCTGAAGACCAAGTATCAACTGTCAATAGGGCAGGTATTAACGAATTACGTCCTTTTATTGATGATGCGTTACCTGGACGTGTTAGCGTTAAGCCTGGAAACTTTATTGGACGGTCTCAAAGAACTGCTGGTAAGCTGCCTACCGATAATGTTAATGGTGTAAAAGATGGTATCTTCGAAATGGAAGAGCCTCCCACGGAGCTAGGCAACCGTTATAATGTAAAAAATCCTCCGAGCAAACCAGACCAAGGACCCGCTGATAGCATCGGCAGGACAGCAGTCTACAATTTCCCCGGCGGCAATATTATGATTGACGCTTTTGATTTCGATGATTTCGGAATCGGGAACACAACCTTAACCACATCTCCGCTAGGAAGGATAGACCTTGTAGGAATAACTACTGTTAATGGAGCGATGGACGACCCATATCTCCCAGGAAACGACGCAGCCAATCTTCTTATAGATAACGGACAGCCTCAATTGGCAGTCGTAAAGGGCGCTGGTATGATTGGAGGAGACTCCACAGTGCGGGAAATTCAAATAGGTGAGAGGTTTATTACTGTAGGACAACCTCAAGAACTTCTCAATGATTACGGAAGAGACCTTGATGGAAACGTAGTTCCTAACCCAACGTTTGGAACCATTCCCTCACCGGATGATGTTGTTAATATTTGCATGGCTCGCTCTGATGTAAGTGAAGCTTTAAATGACTTTGCAACCAATAATAAAAATGCATCTTTTTTCCTTCCTCTGGGGTATGTATATGTTCCTCAATCGCATGTAGAAGGAAACCCAATCCCATCAAGTTATTTAAAAGACATTCGTCCATTTTTAAGAACTTCTGAGCTTACTCTCGCGGAACGACAAGCTATTGCTGGCTCTGTCAATCCCAGCTTACGAAATCCATTTACCACCGAAAGTCATGTTGGAGATTTAATAGACGCTCCTCTAAATGATTTTGAGAGCAGGATAGCCTCCCTCGAAAATATGTTGCGTAGCACTGAGCTTCAAACAAAGGTCGACACCGCGCCATTCCGCATAGCAAATCTAAATGGTGTGAAGAATACATTTGGACGAAGAACAATTACGTTAGCGGATATGGGACTCGACCCCGCCTTAGCGGGAAGAATAAAGCGGGTAAAAATATATTTCTTCGGATTTATATCCCAGCCAGATAGCGGCGATATGATTGCCTACGTCTACGCGAACCAAGGGGAAACCAGCTTGCTAGAAAAGAAAGTACTAGTTGGAAGGTCTTCAGGTCGCGGCGATAATGTGGCGACCAGCAATACGGTCTGGGTAACCGTAGATGAAAACGGAAAGTGGTCATGTCGAGGTGAGAAACCCGGCTTTAACAACGGATTGTTTGCTGACATCCAGGGGTATGAACTGGAAGCGCCAATTTTGTCGTAAATTTTTAAATTAGAACCTATATAATAAAACCATGTGGAAAACCATTTTAGATAACATCAACGCACTCATCTTCGCGAACTGGAAAGGAATTTTTATGTTCGTGTTAGGGTGTCTCGCTGGAACTTTTTTAATTTCCTGCTCTATGATTAACGGCGCTATCGACAAAACCCAAGAGGTTGTTACTGATGGGGTTGAAGTAGTCACAGACGCCGTTGGTCTCACCGACAAGGAAGAAGAAGATACAGAATGAAACTTGCAGCAGTAATACTGCTATTTATAACAGCCGGTTGCTCCACCTTAGCACCAATAGCAGGTGGAGCAACCGGTGCTGCTATTGGGGGTGCTGTCGCAGGTCCTGGAGGAGCCGCGGCTGGAGCTGGCTTAGGTGTGGCTGGTGCTCAAATGGCTTTTCCAAACGAGCAAGTTGATACTACTGTAGCGCTAGCCGCCGCACAAGCGGGTATACCAGCTCCTGGAACGACCGCTTCTACCCTTCATGAGGCTAAAGGGTTTATTCATGAGATAGGGTGGTGGTATTTACTTATTTTTATATTAGTACCTTTTATTACGAAGCGCGGTAGAACGTGGATTAAGAAGTTTACGGATATACACAACACTGTTTCGCAAGCAGATATTGATGCGCGTGACGAAGAACAGGACGAACGTATCAAGAAGATTGAAGAAATGCTCGCGAAAAAACACTAGATTTATTTTAAAACCCTCTAGATACACCTAGAAGGATTGTATATCCTGCTTATTATCATGAAATATATCGTTAACGAACAAAACACGTGTGGTCAGGCTAGCCTGTCTGATGAAAAGCGCAACCAGGTGCTCGAAGCACTTGGCTTTTCTTCCCCGCAGCCGGAGCAGGTCAACGAATCTGTCGCTCCCGAAACCCAAGCTGAAGCCCCTGAAACAACTGAAGACTCCTCTGTGCCCGCTCTTTATGAATGGGACGAGTCTGTTTTTGCTCTAGAAGATGAAGTATTTGAAATTGAGGGAGACCTTTTCTTAAAAGCTTCAGAACTTGATGCAGAAACTAAAACTTCCTTAGATGAGTCTCACGCCGAGTTGTTTATTAACCAAGTAACTTTTGAAGATTCTAATTTCGACCTCGGAGATATTTACGATTACGGAGAAGAAATCTACATCAAACTAGATGAGAAGAAATGGTCAGGCATGAAGAAAGGCGATAAGGGGAAAGATAAAGATGACCCTGAAGCTCGCGACTTTGAGCGCGGTGGAGACCGCAAAGGTGATGAAGGCGCTGGCGACAAAAAAGACGATAAGCCTGATTACACCACCGACCAACGTAAAGGCGACAAGTCCAAGACCCATCCAGGTCGCAAGGATTTCGAAGGGCTTAAAAAAAAAGTAAAAAAAGAAGCTAACGGCGAGGACATGTCCGATGACGAAATCGAAGCCACTATGAATAAAGCGGCTGAGAAGAAGTTTGGTAAGCGTTCACGTCAAGCCCAAATGCACCGTAAAGTCGGTAAATTGAAAAGGGACCCTGAAGCAGAAAAAGCTGCAAAGTCTGACGCTGGAATGTAAGAATGAACAAATCCGTCGCGGAAATGGCTGATGATATTCTTAACGGGGCTTTAACGAACCCTGCTAAGAATCCTTATGACCCTGCCGTAGGACACCAAGCCTCCATGCCTGCGATGGACCCTAATGATAGATTAGTTGATATGTCGGATTCTCAACGAGCTTCCTTGCTGGCTCATGCAGGAGTGCAAGTACAAGAGCTACATGAGAATAAAAAAGAAGAAGAAAAACCTCAACCACCTTCTGGATGGGGAGCACCTACTACAACTATGGAGCTCACTCAGCAGGATTTACATACTCTGTCCGAAGCTAAAAGAATTATTGAAAAGATTCAAGAAGCCACAACTGTAGGAAATATTGGAGTTAATTTTGCTAGTGATGGAAAAGGAGCTGACCCTAAACAAGTAAGTGTTCCTGGAGACGTCAATGTAGGAGCTGCCCCCAAGAAACGCGTCAAGAAAAAGACGAAACTAGAAGGAAACGATTTCGTTTCATATATCCGGAGATAAAAATGTTATTAAGAGATTTTAACGATTTTCAACCGCTTCAAATTTTAAGTGAAGCGAAAGGACGCAACAAAACCATGAAGGTTCGTGGGATTTTTAGTGAAGCTGAAAAGAAAAATGGAAACGGTCGAATCTACGGAAAGCCATTGTTAGAACGTGAGGTGCAGAAACTACAACCTTTACTAAAGGAACGTAGGTTATGCGGGGAGTTAGACCACCCCAACGATGAGGTTGTGCATCTCGCAAATGTATCACACATCATCACTGGTCTACAAATGGAGGGAAATACTTTAATTGGGGAAGCTGAATTTTTGGATACGCCGTCTGGCCGAATCCTGCAAGAACTTGCTAAAGCGGGAGTACGTATTGGAATTTCTTCTCGTGCTACTGGCTCTGTTGAGCATGACATGAAAGAAGATGCATATATGGTACAAGACAACTTACGCATGATTACGTGGGATATGGTCGCTGACCCGTCCTGCCAAAACGCTTTTCCCGAGCTCGTTGAACACAAACAACTAATGGAACATCGTACAAAGAACGATGATTACCAAAGTACAATGCACGCGGAGAGGATTTATTTAACTGCTTTGCGTAGACTTTTAAAGTAAAAATTACGTGTTTTTTCCCTAAACGTAGTAGATATAAACAGTAGGAGCTATCCCATGAAAAATAAAATCGAACAAATCGCCGAACTCCTTCCTGATGGATTATCAGAAACCGGTCTCCAAGAAGTTATGGAGCTGGTCGAAAATGCCGTACAGGAAAGACTTGCAGAGGAAGTTAAGTTAATGGAAGCTAAAGTTAGTGGATTTTTACGAACTAAAATCGACGAACTAAAAGAGGTTGCTCAACAAGAACTCGAATCGAACGATGAAGTTCTTCGTGGGTATAGAATGTTTGAAAACATTCGAGCTCTTGTAGCAAATGACATTGAAACTTCTGATGTAGACTCTGTAGTCGCTAAAAAAGATAAGACTATTGAGGACCTAGAAGAGAGCTTGAACTCTTTAAACGAAAAGTACAAAAGCTCTCTCCATGAAAACACGATGCTTTCTGATAAAGTGTCGAGTTTGAATGAAGAAAACGAACAGCTGGCTGAAAGTGCTAAATTACCATTTAAATCTTCTGAGTCTGCAGTCGTAATTACTAACGAAACCGATTCGAGCCGTCCTTCCCCGGAAGCGGCTAACAACATCTTCCTCACAGAAGACGTAATTAACCTGTCTAAACAGGAAGTCTTAAAAGACTAAAAATTTTAAAAAAATGCTAGATAACGCACAAACTAATTCTTTATGTGAGAAGTGGGAGCCAATCCTGGAAGGAATCACCGATGACGCTACTCGTCAGATGACTGCCGTTCTTTTGGAGAACCAAGCCAAGAGTATTCTTACTGAGAACGCTCGCGAAAACGGTACTCTGCAAGAAGCAACGACTGTGGGTAACCTCGGTACTTTCCAAAAGTTCGCATTTCCTCTCGTTCGCCGGGTATTCCCGGAACTAATCGCCAACAAGATTTGTGGCGTCCAACCTATGCAAGGTCCTGTTTCCCAGATTTTCTATCTTGGTTACAACCGTGCAGGTCGTGATGCTGGTGGTGATGCTCTTTCCGATGTGGTTTACTCTAAGTACCGCATGGTATACGGCGGTCGC